CTTTTCATCATTACCTGCCTTGCCAAGAGTGGGGAGAAATCGATTACCCTGCCGCTTTCATGAGCACCTACACCCGCGAGGGAAACAGCATCTTCTTCGGCCCGATCGGCACCCCGCCCGTCAAGGTCGCCGTCATCAACTCCAAGGGCTACCTCCAGCCCGCCAAGGGCATGGCCGACCACCGCGCCGCCATCGAGGCCTTCCTCGAGGCCGACCGCATCCCGGACGATGCACCCGCCGCCCACTTCAAGGTCGTCCACAACTTCGCCACCTTGGACTTCGCCAAGGAATTCGCGGCGGAGTTCAACGGCTCTATCATGGATGAACCGGGACCTGCTTTCCAAGTCAGCAACACCTTCCCGACCGAGCAATATGTGCGGCAGTTCAAACAGGTCGCCAAGGAATGGCTCGACATCAAGAGCAACGCGGACCCCGACGCCATCCCCCCCTGCCCGCCGGAAGACCCCGCCGCCGGCGACAAGACGCCCGCCGTCATCGCCTGGTGGCACCGCTACCACCCGGCCGCCGCCGCGGAGCGCTACAAGGGCCGCAAGTTCGCCATGCCGGACGCGGAGTAATTTCCCCACCACATCATGACCACCGAAGCCCCTGCCGCTCCACCCGTCGCCGCGGATCCCGCGGCACCCGCGCCCGCTCCGGCGGCCCCCTCCGCTCCACCCGCCGCCGCGCCCACCCCGGCCGGCAGCTTCCTCGGCGATGGCTCTTCAGCCGCGCCGACTTCACCCCCGCCCGCGGATCCCGGCAATTTCTTCGACCCCCGCTTCCAGGACGGCGGCAAGTTCAAGGAAGGCTGGGCGGAAGGCCTCAAGGCCAAGGGTCTCGAACGCCTCGCCAACAAGGCCGTCCTCGCCAAGGACGAAGGCACCTTCCTCCGCTCCCTCGACGAGGCCCTCGGCATGGTCGGCAAGAAGGCCATCCCCGGCTACCCCGGCCCCGAGGCCGACGAAGGCACCGTCGCCGAATTCCGCCGTGCCGCCGGCGTCCCGGACGAGCCCGCCGGCTACGAGTTGAAGCCCTCCGACGTCCCGCCCGGCGTCCTCTTTGACGAAACCGCCGCCGGGGAGTTCGCCCAGGTCATGCACCGGCACCACATCCCCGCCGCCGCGGCGAAAGAACTGGCCGCCATTCACATCAAGCAGGCCGCCGCCCAGAACAACCACGCCACCGACACCTTCGAGTCCACCATCAACTCCCTCGCCGAGAAATCCGCCGAGATCTTCGGCAAGGAGTGGGGCGAAGGCGCCGCCGATCGCCAGCAAGCGAACAAGGACTTCGTCAAGATGCGCGGCTTCGACACCAAGGACCCGCTCATCCGCGCCGCCCTCTCCCATCCGGAGATCGTCCGGGTGATCGACGAAGCCCGGCGCGCCCTCCGCGAGTCCCCGCTCCCCGGCGTGCCGAATGAAGTCTTCACCGGCTCCGGCTCCCCGCGCCAGCAGGCCTTCGCCATCATGCAGGCGGATCGGAACTGGAAGAAGGACCCCGCCAAGGTTTCCAAGATCCAGCAGCTCCACGCCCTCCAGGCCCAGCAGGAAACGCGCGGCAAAAAGTAACCTTCCAGGATAGATCGTATGGGTTCGATCGGGTGGCCGGTCCTTCGCAAGAGGGACCGGCCTTTTCGTTTGCAAAATCACGGTAGAAGCGCCCCCCACCGCGGGCGCATCCTGCCACCGCTGTCGATCAGGGATACTCCGCCATGGACCCCATGTGAAACGCCCCGGCCCTGCCGGTGAGGCGACCCCGTTCCGGGACACTCGCGAATGACCACGCGAACCGCGGCCCTCCGCCGCACTCCAGAACCACCACACCACCACCACCATGGCCTACGACTCTCTCATCCCGGACGGTTTCCCGTCCATCTACGCCGACGACTGGCGCATCCAGTTCCAGCAGCTCTCCAGCCGCCTCGCGCCCTTCGTCAACATCGACACCCTCCACGGCGAGGGCAAGCGCTACCAGCGCCTTCCCAAGCAGGAAAAGCGCGCTATCACCACCCGCTTCGGGGACACGAATCCGGCCGACATCAACGCGGAATACCGCTGGTGCTACGCCGCCTTCGCTGACTCCGCCCACATCATCGACCGCCGCGAAGCCATGCAGCTCGGTGCCGTCGGCAGCCCGCACGATGCCATCATGCGTCTCCAGCTCGCCGCCGCCCGCCGCCACATGGACGAGGTGCTCATCGATGCTCTGGGCGCGTCCACCGCTTCCGGCAAGACCGGGTCCACCCCGATCTCCTACGCCTCCGAATGCGAAGAGATCGCCGTGAACTTCGTTGACTCCGGCAGCCCGGCCAATTCCGGCATGACCTTCGCCAAGCTCCTCGAGGTTTCCACCCTCTTCGGCCTGGGCGATGTCACCGGCCAGGACGTCGAAGGCGAATACAGCGCCTGCGTCGTCATGACCCACCGCCAGATCAAGAACCTCCTCCTCGAGGAAAAGATGACCTCCGCGGACTACGGCATGCGCCGCCTGCTCGACGGCCAAGTCGTCTCCTTCGCCGGCCTCGCCATCAAGGCCGTCACCCCGGACCTCCTGCCCTACAACGCCGGCACCGACGTCCGCACCTGCTACGCCTTCGTCCGGGACGCCGTCGCGTTCTGCCAGGCGGAGAGCCCCACCGCCTTCGTCGATGTCCTCCCGGGCAAGCGCCACGACGTCCAGCTCCGCACGGAGTGGGGCTGGGGTGCCGCCCGCCTGGATGGTGCCGGCGTCATCGGGATCCTCTGCGACGAGAGCCCCTAACCACTTGACCGGCCGGGGCGGACCCTCCGCCCCGGCCTTCCTTCTCACCGCCTAACTTTTCATCATCATGCCTTCCACCAATTCCGTCCAATACACCGCCCAGCTCGCTGCCGCGGCCAACTACGCCGACACCATCGACGACAAGCGCCAGATCGAAGGCGGCATCCAGTATGCCTTCATCGACGTCGCCGTCGCCGCCAGTGCCACCGCCGCTGATACCGTCAACCTCATCGAGCTGCCCGTCGGCTCCATCGTCTACCCGGAACTCTCCTTCATCGTCGTCACCGACGACATGAGCTCCGGCGCCGTGACGATCGACATCGGCGACACCGACGTGGACCGCTACTGCGACGGCGCGAACTGCGCCAGCGTCGGCACCGTCCAGTTCCTCGCCCCGGCCATCCCCGACGGCTACACGAACCGCCACAAGATCACCGAGGCCACCAAGCTCATCAAGGTGACCTACGCCACCCTCGCGGCCACTGTGGAGACCGGCGCTTACCGCGTCGTCCTCGCCTACAAGAGCCTCTGATCCGCCTGCCAACTGCTGACATCCCCGCGGGCGGCAGCGTGAACCTTCACGCCGCCGCCCGCTTTCCTTTCCGCCCGTCATGACCACCGTCACCGCTCTCGCCAATCGCGCCCTCGCCCACCTCGGCGAAGCTGCCATCACGGACATCACGGACACCACCAGCACGCACGCCCGCGTCTGCAATGAGTTTGCCCAGCAGGTCATCGACGAGACCCTCCGCACCCACCGCTGGAACTGCGCCATCGCCCGCGCCACCCTCGCCGAGCTGACCGACGCGCCCAACCACGGCTTCGAGCACGCCTTCCAGCTCCCCGCCGACTTCCTCCGCCTGCTCGAGGTGAATGGCGAGCAGTTCGACGGCTCCGACGAATACCTCGAAATCGAGGAAGGCCAGCGCCTCCTCACCAACCAGAGCGAGGCCAAGATCCGCTACGTCAAGCGCATCACCGTCCCGGAGTTCGATCCCCTCCTCGCCAAGGCCGTCGCCCTTGCCCTGGCCGTCGAGATCGCCGTCCCGCTTTCCGCCAATCTCCAGCTCCAAGGCCAGCTCGCCACCCTCCACGCCCGCGCCCTCTCCCAGGCCCGCAAGGTCGATGCCGTCGAGACCAGCTCCCGCGAGAACCGCCCCATGGCCCGCATCTTGAACAACTCCCCGCTCATCCGCGCCCGCGGCCGCCGCCGCGGCTACGATCCCGAGCGCTACGTCCTCCCCGAATAAGCCGCCATGCCTGAAATCATCGAGCGCCGCATCTCCTTCAATGGCGGGGAACTTTCCCCGTGGACCGACCCACGGCTGGACCTGGAGAAATACCGGAACTCCTGCCGCACCTTGGAGAACTTCCGGCCCAACGTCTACGGCGGCGCCTTTTCCCGCGCCGGCACCGTCTTCATCGCGGAGCAGGACCACCCCGAAGGCATCGGCCGCGTTGTCCCTTTCGAGTTCAGCGCCACCACCAATCTCATCCTCCTCTTCACCGACGAGCTGATTCGCGTCTGGACCACCGGGGCCACCCCCGCCATGCCCGTCGTGGACGCCTCCTCCACCGTCGGCACCTGGGGCAGCCTCCAGCCCTACACCGCCGGCCAGTATGTCGAAAAGACCGGCACCAATGCCGGCATCTACTACTGCCTCGTCTCCCACGGCTCCGTCACCTTCGCCACCGACCTCGCGGACGGAAACTGGGAACTCGCCACCGAGTTCAAAATCGCCACCCCCTACGCCGCCGCGGACCTCGCCGCCCTCCAGTTCGAGCAGCTCAACGACCGCATCTTCATCTCCCACCCCTCCTACGCCCCGCGCGTCCTTTCCCGCCTGGCGAATAACAAGTGGTCCCTCGAACTCCTTGCCCTGGAATACCCGCCCCTCCGCGACGAGAACATCACAGCCTCCACCATCGGGGCTTCCGCGGTCACCGGCCTCTCGATCACCCTCACCGCGTCCACCTCCACCTTCGCCGCCGGCCACGTCGGCTCCCGCTGGCTCATCACCCACCGCCGCGACGAGCCCTCGGTCGAGTTAGGCATCAAGACCGCCGTCACCGTCGGCACCGCTTCCGACGCCCTCTTCGTCCTTGGCGAATGGTCCTGCTCCCTCGTCGCGGCCGAAGGCACCAGCAACTGGAACGTCACCGCTGTCATCCAGCGCAGCACCGACAAGAGCACCTGGGAAACCATCCGCACCATCGCCGGCTCCCGGCTCGACCAGTCCGGCCTCATCACCGGCACGGAGATCGATCCGTGCTGGCTCCGCATCCTCAAGACCGTGGAGGACGGCACCCCGCCGACCAATGGCTCCTGGAAGCTCGAGGCGATCGATCCCGACCACCACGGCATCGTCGAGATCATCGGCTTCACCTCCGCCACCTCCGTCTCCGCCCAGGTCATCTTCGAGCTGGGTGCCACCGCCGCCACCACCAAGTGGAACGAGGCCGCCTGGAGCGACTTCCGCGGCTGGCCCCGCTCCGTCTGCATCCATGAGACCCGCCTCTTCTTCGGCGGGAATTCCGCCCAGCCACAGACCATCTGGGGCAGCGTCATCGATGACTTCGGGAACTTCCGCACCGGCAGCGATGACGACCTCGGCCTTGCCTTCACCCTCGCCGGCCAGAAGGCAAACGCCGTGCAGTGGCTGGTTTCCCAGGAGGCCCTCATCATCGGCACCTCCGGCGCCGAAGGTCCCATGGGATCCCGGGAGTCCGACAAGGCCCTCACCCCCACCAATGCCAAGGCCGGCCGCTTCACCCAGACCGGCTCCGCCCACATCCGCGCCATCCCCGTCCAGGACGCCGTCATCTTCGTCCAGCGCTCCGGCCGCAAGGCCTGGGAGTTCGCCTTCGCTTTCGAGTCAGACGGCTACAAGGCCAACGACCTCACCCTCCTCGCCGAGCACGTCACCGATGGCGGCATCACCGGCATCTCCCTCCAGCGGAATCCCGAGAGCGTCCTCTGGGCCGTCACTGGCGATGGCACCCTCCTCG